CAGTTCTGGGATGAGATAGGCGAGAGACTGCCGAAAGATGTGACGGTAACGCATTGGATGGCGTTTCCGATGGTATAGGAGGACAATATGAATGAAAGCAAAGTGATTTGGCATTCCATTGAAAAAGAAGGACTTCCGCCTGAACACAAGTCAATCTTCTTCAAATTTAAGGGCACAGATAGATGGAGAAACGGTATGTTTGAGACCATTTCCAATACGGTGCTTATTACTTTTGAAATGAACAATAAAGAAAAGTATGTAACTACGTCACATACTTTGGATGGAAGATGGGAAAAAACTGCTATCACTCTTAATCAAAAAATTATTGCGTGGGCAGAGCTTCCGCTTCCGTATTATGAGGACTGAACGCATTGGTACATTGTAAAACACTGGGCGTATATGCCAGAACCACCTACGGAGGAACAAATATGACGAACAAGAAGTTTGGCATCATCGTTATGGACTTGAGCCTTTTCGACTTTGGGCCGAAGCCACCTTGCGGGTACATCAAGGCAAAACATATCCGCCCGGCATACGGCAAAGGCACAAGGCCTGTAAAGGCGCATAAGCGAATCACGAGAACGAGAGAGGGATTCAGAAAGTGAAAAAGCTTAAATTTCCTGAGGATTTCTTTGCATACGAAAACCCGGACTGCCCCGACAAGGATATTGAAAAAGCCGTGAACAGGATGAAGAACTGGATGAAGGGCGAGACCTACAAGAGCAACCCTTGGTTCTTTATGGCTGCTGGAAACTATCTGATTGTCGGTCTGATTGCTGAGGATGGGCAGAAAACAATCTACGTTGCACGGCAGTATTATGAGATAGTCAACATTCCGGGCGAAGGATGGCTGCGTGAACCTGACGCTGAGTGCCTGTTTTAAGGAGAATTAAAGATGGAAGAACTTAAGAGATGTCCGTTCTGCGGGTCTATTCCGACGCTGTATCACGATGGATTGCATCAAGTGGATTCAAAGAGAAGATACCACACAACATGGATGATTCTGTGTGAAAAGTGTCATAATGCATCAATGAGCAATAGCGCTTACTATAGCTTTGGTGAAGATGGCGTTTTGTCACCGTATGACGAAAAAGACGGACGACAAGAAATCATCAGCCGGTGGAACAGCCGTTACAAAGAGGATTGAGTATGGAGCAGGAACACAAGCCGAGAACATCAATGATTCTTCTGTTGGAACACGTTCATGCGATGGACGAGCTGACAGACGAGGAATTTGGAGCATTCATCCGCAACTACGCACAGTATGTTGAGACTGGACTTGAGCCAGCATACGACAACGACCGTGCTATGCGGATGCTCTGGAAAGTTGTTAAGGCGTTCGATGATATGAACGTGCAGAAGATGGAAGAACGGGATAGACGTAGACGAGAAGCAAACAAGAAAAATATAAACAAGCGTTGGAACGATAAAAAATACGAAAGCATACCAATGGTATCACAGGATACGAATGGTATAAATGGTATACCAAACATACCAACTGATACGAATGGTAGCTTATCTGTATCTGATTCTGTATCTGAATCTGATAAAAAAGAAAAATGTGAAAAGAAAAATACCAACGAAGTAAAACGTTTCAAAGCACCGACTATCGAGCAAGCTAGAGAATACTTTTCCGAGAAGGGCTACATGGAATCAGAAGCAGAGCGGTTTGTTGACCACTTCACAGCGAATGGCTGGAAGGTCGGTAAATCGCCTATGAAGGACTGGAAAGCTGCTGCACGGAACTGGATGCGTAACGTGAAGGACTGGAATGGCGGCTATCAGCAGACAATGGCTGAATTGCCTGACGAGGGAGACTTTCTGCGGTGAATATTGAAAATCAGACCCAATACATCCTTCTTGGAGCAGTCCTCACGTTCTCGGAATACGCCGATGTGCTGCAAGACCTTAAAATCGACGATTTTTGCCCTGAGCTGCGTGATACATTCGCTGCCATTCTTGGTTATTGGGAACACAACGACAAGTGGAACCCGGTAGAAGTCATGGGACGGTACGATAACTGCAAGAAAGCAATGGGTGAATGTCTGGATGCCTTTGGCGCAGAGTTCATCCGCAACGTCACCCATGACATGATGCTTGGATGGGCTAGAATCGTCAAGGAACAGGCAGCATTGTCCAGAGCCAGAGAACTTGCGTTCAAAATCGTTGATGGCTCGACCAGATACGCAGACCTGACAGGCATTTATGAGCAGCTAGGCGAAGCTATCAATCTACACAACGAGAGAAGCGATTTCATTCCGATGTGTGACGGCATAGACAACTACATCCGCAAGCTGGATGATAAGCCGGAGTATATTAGCACAGGGCTTAGAGTGCTGGATAACAACTTGCATCTTGTTCCGGGCAACTTCGTTGTGATCGGCGGCAGACCCAGCGCAGGTAAAACCGCTCTGTCCCTGCAACTTGCCTGTGAAATAGCCAAGAACGGACGCAAGGTGGCGTATTTCAGCCTAGAGACTGACCCGGACACGCTCTATGCTCGTATTATCGCAAACCAGCTAGGCGTACCGCTGCATACGGTCAAAAACAAGACCGTCAGCATTGACGAGCTTGACCGATTGGCAGCCATCAAGAAATATCCGCTGTTCGTCCGTTCTGCCGCTGGTAAGAGCGTTGGGTGGATTAGAACGCAGTCCATTAGGATGCAGGCAAAAGTGGTGTTCATCGACTATTTGCAACTTATCCATCAAGCCGGAGCGAAAGACCGATACAGTGCCGTCACGGAAATCAGCATGGCACTGCATGAGTTCGCACAGTCCACAGGAACGCTGGTGGTAGCACTTGCACAGCTCAATCGAGAGACAGCAAGAACAGGCATTCCACCGACTGCCGCAGACCTGCGAGAGAGCGGACAGATTGAACAGGACGCAGATGCAATCATTCTTCTGGCGCAGAACGTGACCACGAAAAAGAGACCGGAGCCGCATTATCACTTTGCACTTGAGAAGAACAAAGAGGGAAACGTAGGGTCACTGGACATCACGTTCCAGATGGAAACACAGCAGTTCAAAGAATGCGTGTGGATGTAACGAGAGGAGAATAAACATGAAATACCGCAAGAAGCCAGTTGTTATCGAAGCATTCAAGCTCAATGCACGAGGCCTTGTTGGAGCAGATTGGTTCTGGGATGCAGTAAGTAGCAATGATATTATTACGCATGACTTTGGAAAGTTTTACGATGGACCTGCGTGGTGCGAGATTAAAACACTTGAAGGGACTATGATTGCAAGGACTGGTGATTATATCATTCGCGGCGTAAATGGCGAAATCTACCCGTGCAAACCTGACATTTTCGAGAAAACATACGAAGCGATTGAGTGATAGCGGCTCAACATCGCTTCTGCGCTCGTATTGCCACAGTAGAATAGGCAAGAAAAACAGATAACAGGGTCAGGGCGATAAAGTTATCGTCTGAACCCCATAAATATTTTTCGTCAATCAACAAACGGAGGAAAACGATTATGAACATCACTCGACTGGAACAAGAGACCATCGTCAACTTCAACGCAGCGGAAGATACTGCATCGGTTTATACCGCTGACCCGGTGTATATGCGCAAGCTCGACAAGCTGTGCGAGCGGGAGCCTGTGTCGTACAAGCTGGTCAAGCAGGACAAGGACGGCAAGTGGTATGAGATGCCCAAGCGACTTGTGCGGTTTGCTACCACAAGAATTATGACGGACGAACAGAAAGAAGCGGCTGCGGAGCGTATGCGCAAGATGCAAGCAGATGGTAGAATCTAATCTCCGCTAAAATCTCCAATCAACAAACGTATCAGAAAGCATGGAATGGTGTCAGGTAGTAAAACTACCCTCTGCGACTATTCCGTGCTTTTTTCTCTTGTTATTTATCGAGAGAAAACGGCAAGGTCTGATTTTGAGCAGGAACCGTCTCGATCGAGTGGCGTTTGGGCTGATATGGCTACGACTATCAGCGTGATGCGTTTGCATGCAAATGGATGCACATGATGCGTTTGCATTCAATCTTCCCCCTTTTCTTCCCCCTCTTTCCCCTACAACCCCTATTACCCCCTATAATCCCCCTAACTCCCCCCCTCAAACAAATAAATTGTTTGAGGCCCCCACGCTAAAATGGTGCGACAACTGCGACAATGGAAAATGACAACTGAATGTTTTTGCAAAGGTTCTTTCCCCCTACAACCCTCTATTTCCAAAGCTACACCGTTAGCCAGCAGGGAAAACCGTAGGCGAGAACTGGCGTGAGGTTCGGGCTGGTGGATGGTCTACGACTATTTCACATGGAGAATTGACTTCATTTTGTAGTCGGTTGAATATGTAGAAATGTTGCATTGACTATTCCCGGCGGAACGCTATGGATTGATTATAATACCATAGTGTGCTACTGGGAATTAAATCGGGCAGGAACAGGCAGAATCAGATGGTACGAGTTATTATGCGAAATAATCAGCGATTATCGGGGGTAACTATATCTGTATACTATAATAAGTACGGTTATTATACGAAATAGATATAACTAGCGAAAGGATAAATTATGCGAAATTAAAACGAGGAGTGATTTTGGGAGTGGTCTGACTACTTAGCGACTATCGCACCTCTCTTTCTCTAAAAGGCGAACGACTATTTCACACAAAAAATACACGACTATTTGACGATGGTTCGCAAGAAAATGCTGCTGTTATTGCTTTACGACTATTAGCAAACTGTTCGTTAATATACTATATATAGGACTTTCAAAAGCTAGTCGTCTGACGACTTTACGACTATTCTACGACTATTTTATTGGAGAAACTGCGACTATTTGCTACGACTATTCCAGAAGCTGTTACGACTATTCCAGCCGAAACGCTACGACTATTGCTGACCTCTATTAGCTATCGGGCGAAAGCCCGAAAAGAGATACGGCGGTAGCCGTCAATGGTTCCGCGCCGCCCGCTGAGCCAGGAAGAAAGCATAATGCCAGGCTAATGCCAGGCTAACCCGGTACCAGGCTAATGCCTGCCAGGCGTGGGAAGCATCGAGACCCCGCCGGGTTGGCATGGTCTGCAGTATGCTGCATCGCTGCACCCTTATATACCTTATTATAATAGTGCGGCTGTGATGGGCTGCACAGCGTCCCGGCGTGGTCGTCTGGTATCTGGTACGCGCTGGGGGTGTTGCGGCGTTGTGATACGCTCCAACGTGGCGCAGGCGGTATTATAGCCGCTTGTGTCGGTCTGGTATCGTGGGCGGTTGAACGGGTCAAATCACAGGTAATGCCCTTGTAAAGCCCTGTACGCTGTTTTGCGACGTGGGTGGTATAACTGCATGAATGACACAAAACGCGCTGTAAACGCTTGTATGGGGCTGTATTGCATCAGGGCAAAATAAAAGCCCTGCACCCTCAGCAGATGCAAGGCAAAAGAAAAGCCCGGCCATTGCTGACCGGGTGAAATGCTTCTTATTTGGACGCTTTAAACAGCGCCGAGAAAAACCAAAAGAAAAACAGAACACAAGACAGAATCACAGCTTGCACCCCCCAACGGCCGCACATTTGAGCGCAGACGCAAGATAACTATACTTTTTAGGAGTGTGGGCGCTGTCCGTGTAAACGTACCAGTTGCGTACCGCGTCTTGTCTGACTGTGCAGCCATTGGTAGCCGTGAACGTTACAACGGCATCATGTGCAAGATTTGACTCTATTTGTCTATACTCTTGCAGAATGTGCGGCACTGTGTTGTTATGGGACGTATAAGGCAGGTCGATGCCTGCAAAACGGACTTGCATAATCATGTTATAACCTCCATTATACCACGCTAAAACGCTTGTATGTGGTGCGCTTGCTGCACTCTGCGTAAATATCCGGGTGCGCTGCCTGTAAAAGCTTGCTGTCAAGCCGGACGCTTTGCACGTCCTTATACATCACCTTGCAAGCGCCTGCAACAACCTCCGGCGCTCCCTGCATCATGGCAATAATTTCATCTCGTAGGCTGTCCCGCATCTGCTCCGCCTGTTCTGCCAGCCGCTTATATTCGCGGTATTCGTTGCACTTTTGCTCTAAGTCTGTCATTTTTCAAACCTCCCTTATTAGCTGTTTAAAAACGCGATCATTACCAATGCGCCGGAGATCATGCCACCGATGTACCAGAGGGCGGCCCACTGGGTAAAATCAAGTGCAATCATACTGCAAACCCTCCATTAATCAAATTCCGGCATTGCCAGAATAATTTTTTTGCACCGCTCAACGCTCAAGCGGTACGGCTTGGAGCGGGTCAGGTTGTCCGCTACAATCTGAGTGTATACCATTAACGGCAGCTCAAACAGCCCGGCGCACTTGGGATACAGGCGCACGGCCTGATTTCTGATTTCGGCGTTGATTTCATCTGTTCTTGTCATGGTTTAAACCTCCGTATATCCGTCTGTAATGGCCTGAGCCTTGAGCGTGTCTAAATCACGTTTTGCCAGCGTGGGGACGTCCTTAGATACCCAATGTTCCGGGACGGTTGAAACCGTTTTGTCGTTGGTGTCAATTCTGAGATAGTAGCAATGACCGTTTACGTTGGTCTTAGTCCGAAATTCCATTTTCATTTTTATACCCCCCATTAAAACCAGTAAAGCAAGTACATATCTGTGCCCGGCTTTGTGATCTCTCTAATGCAAGGATACAAGCCGTAACTGTCAATCTGCAAGCCGTATTCTGAAAGCTCTTTGTTGAGCTTTACACGCCGTTTTGCAAGCTGAGCCTGTTTTGTTTTGAGCCACTCGGAGTTATAATATCTGCTGTCGTTGTCAAGCTCCCACGCTCTTGCATCTGCAAGCCCCCAACGCTGCACGCTGTCAAGTAGCTTTCTTGCTTTTTCGTATGCCTCAGTGGGTACGCGGTCAGCGGCTTTATCTGCGGCGGTTGTCAGCGCGTCAAGCGTGGCAAGGTCAAACGCGGCGCGGGCTCTGTTGTACCATACACACGCGCGATGGCTGCGGCCTTCGTAGTCTCCCGGAATGGGGCGGGCGGTATAGTCGATCTCTTTATTATTCATCATGGTTTTGTCCTCCTGTTTTGTAACGGTATTTGGTAGGTGTTACGCTTTCTTGCGTCTGATTATATTATACGCTTTCTTGCGTAAATGTCAATAGGTATTTACGCTTTTTTGCGTATTTATTTTTTTAGTTTTGGGCTGTCCGCTTTTGCTCAGTTTCGGACACACTGCACAGGCAGTCAAGCGCCGCCGCCGGTATGATCTGCACGGCGTAGCCTGTCTGGTATTGGGTGCAGACGGTGCAGCGTGCCCAGCGTCCGGACGTGTGTATCGTGCCTTGTGTGGTCTGCCTTGCTGCCTGTTGCGTGTTGTTGTTCCGGGCGCGCTGGAGTGGGCGGGGGTGCACCGGCGGGGTATACAGGGAACGCCGGGGGTGGGGGTGGGTCGATAGTCTCCGTAGAAAAAATTCAAAAAAGGCGTTTTTCGGGGTTCGTGTTGCCAACACCCACCCCACCTTCACAAAACGAAACCTATCCGATTGTGCAAGTCTCCAAAAATTCCAAAAAATACAAAAAGACCCCTTTCGGAGCCTAGATTGTGCTATAATCACTTTGTGGTGTCACAAAGGAGGAATATGAAATGAACCAAAAGAATGACAAAAATAAAGAAAGACGCGAAAAGAACGAAAAGAACGCCGCTTCAATATGGGGCATCATTATCGGCGCCGCTCTTTTGGTTTTTGGCGTGTATCTTATGGCACATGGTATTTCAAACGTTATATAAAATTCTGGCCAAAGAAAGGAAGAACCAAAAAATGAGAAAGAGAATCATTGCGGCGGCTCTGGCAGTGGCTATGATGCTTGCTATGCCTATTAGCGCAATGGCAACTGCAAAGCCTGATGAATGGTCTGCTCCCGTTGAGCTGGAAGAAACTAACGCAACGCAAGTTCAGCCAATAAACATTAAGGAATCCCATAGTCACCTTGAAACCAAATACGAGTACGGTAAAACGAGATACTATGTGTTCTACGCTGTATTGGTTGAAAATCCTAACACCGATTGGGCGGTCGATTTTGTTTCATTGAATGTCACAATATACGGCGAAGACGGGTCCGTCTTAAAGACCGGTTCTGAAACGCTGGACTGGGTTGGCGAGGGTGACTCTTATTGGTTCGGGGATTATATCGCTTTTGATTCTGACGGCGTTAAGCCAGCAAGAATTGAATACACGACAAGCGCAGAGAACTGGAATGTTCACGAAGCAAGCCCTGCCAATCAGATTGTCCGTGCTGGCGAGCTTGCTGTTACAAACGTTTCTAAACGTGGCTCCGGCTATGATTTACGATTTACTGGACAGGTTACGAACAACAGTCAGTTCACAAGCAATGCGGTCAAGGTCATTGTCCTTTACAAGATGAAAGACACCGAAGGTAATGAAGTTCCTGTCGGCGGTGAGTATACTTACATCATGGATAGCCTTGCTCCGGGCCAAACAGCATCGTTTGAGCTTCATCCATTGAGTGGATTTACTGGTTATAGCTCTTATGAAGTGGTTGCCATTCAAGATTAACGCATAATACAAAAGCCAGTGGTTAGAGAACATCTAGCCGCTGGCTTTTCTTATTAGACGTTATACGCTTCTGCGGATGCTTGCATAGGCCGACATTTTTTGATATAATAGACCACGAAAGAAAGGCTGCTTGCAGCACCTTCTTTTGTAACGGATAAGCTATCAGCTAAACTTTGGTAGGTGGGTGCTGATAGCTTATTTTTTTATTTTTTTCTTGACAATTTACGCTAGAAAGCGTATACTAGCATTAAAGAAAGAGAGGAACGAAAAATGGCCGCAACGAATAACAAGGTGAACTCAAGTGAAATTCTTCGTGACATAATGAAGAATCAGCATAAAACATACGAATATCTCCGGGAAAAGCTTGACTACAAAACCATTTCCAGCGCATCTTCTCGTGTCCTCGCTGATGATATGAAATTATCTACAATGGTTCAAATTCTTGAGGTTTTCGGGTACAGACTGGTCGTAGAACCTGCAAATGGGAAACTTACCCGTGCTGGCTGCTATGAAGTAGTAGAGGAAAAGGACGGTGAACCTGAATGATCTACGGTTACGCTCGTGTCAGTTCCGCTGGGCAGGCGATTGACGGCAACAGCCTTGAAGCTCAGTCGGAACTTCTGAAAGCCAGCGGCGCACAGAAAATCTTTTCGGATGTTTATACCGGCACGAAGCTGCATCGCCCTGAACTGGACAAGTTGATGGCTGAAATTCAACCGGGAGACACGCTGATCGTGGCGAAACTCGACCGTATTGCTCGTTCCGCTAAGAATGGTCTTGAACTGATAGACCAGTTCATTGATAAGGGTGTTTCGGTGAACATCCTGAACATGGGGGTTATGAATAACTCCCCCACCGGAAAGGTTATTCGTACGGTGATGCTTGCCTTTGCCGAGTTTGAGCGTGACATGATTGTTGAACGTACCAAAGAGGGCAAGAAAATTGCCAGCCAGCGCCCTGATTACAGGGAAGGGCGCAAGCCAACCGAGTATGACCGCAACCTTTTTGACGTTCTCCATGAGCAGGTGGAGAAGCGCATTCTCACGGTCACGGACGCTGCCAAACAGCTTGGCGTTACCCGCCAGACATGGTATCGGATTGCTGAACAGAGAAAGGCTGAATAATATGCAGGGAGAAGAACTGATTGTTAAGAACGGAAGCATCACGCTACGGTCTATGCTTGATTTTGGGGGATTCCTTGAAATCAAGAGGTTCTTGGAAGCCTGTCATTCGGAAAACTGCACCGTAACCTTTGCAAACGAGGAAATTGTCATTTTCCCGAATGAATACGATGCTGCTAAAGATGCTCTCGTCTTTATTTACGGTACACTGGCAGAAAGACACAGTATTGTCGAAAAGTATCTCCGTTATAAGCTGATGCTAGGAGATGAACAACCGAAACCTACTTTACATAATCAGAGAAAGGAATAAAGCGTGAAACCCGTAAAATTGTCAGAGCAGAGTTTGAAACTCATTGAAACGCTGCGCGATTACACCGACAAGCCCGATATTCTCAATGCCATCGCAGATGCTTTGTACTACGATGCGGACGAGCTGAAACGCAGGCTCAATCAGCTTGCAGAAGAAGTCAAATAAACCGCACATTCTATCCGTTAAAACGAATTTTAGCAAATAATTTTCCGAAAACAGCATTATAAAACCGAATATTTGATTTTTGTGCAGTTGTAGGCACTCTTTACATTTTCAGGTAGGGGGTGCCTATTTTTTTATGCAGCCAAAGCAGTGTATCGCCATCATCGACAGCATCAAAGCGTATGCAAAGCAGAACCCGGCCGAAGCACAGGTATACGAGGACTGGTTTCAGGCGGTGGTGAACCTAAGAGATGCCCTGCCGCAGGACAAGCGGTTCGATGCCTACAAATACTCCGGTGAGCTGCGCTCTGTTTGTGCAGCCATGATGGGTAAGATGAAAACAGGCGAGGACGTGGCGAAGGTCTATGACATTATCGGCCGGACGTACCTGTTTGAAGCAAAGGATGTGTTTGACAGCTATTGCATCTACCTTGAATGGAACCGTGCGCCGGAAAAGAAGTTCTATCAGCCGAGACGCAGGGTTCTGAAAGTACTGGCAGATGACCTTGAGGACTTGTTTTATAAGCGGATTGACTTCTTGGGAGTTAGTCTGCCCGCTCGCGTTGGCAAGGCCTTGAGCGATGATACGCCAATTCTTACACGAAACGGCTGGAAGAATCACGGCGATTTGCAGGTCGGCGATGAAGTCATCAGCCCGAAAGGTCAGTTTGTAAAGGTGCTGGCCGTTTCGCCTAAGTGTCAGCTTGATGTGCGCTGCCACTTCTCTGACGGCACATACATTGACTGCCATGAAAACCACGAGTGGCCGGTCTTTAACCGCCATAAGAACGAATTTGATGTGGTTGAAACTAAGCGGATGATGGAGGATTATGTTGCCGACACGAAGGACGGCATAAGATTCTGCTATCAGGTTCCATTCAAAAATTTTGTCGAGGGAGAATATAAGAAACTGCCTGTTGAGCCGTATACGTTGGGCGCTTGGCTTGGCGATGGTCGCAATCAGCACCCGGATATTTGCGAGCCGCCTTGTGATCGGGTAATTGTTGAGCGTGTCATTAACGATGGATACCCTGTTAGCTGGCACACGGTTCATAAGGATACTGGCGTTGAGTACTACGGATTCTCTGGCTTGCGACAGGCACTTCAAAAAGGCGATATGTGCCATAGTCACCGCCGCTGCGTGAAGCACATCCCAGAAGAATACTTCACAGCCAGCATTGCACAGCGTATGGAATTGCTTGCAGGTCTGCTCGATACAGACGGTACATTACGGGCAAAAGAGCATCGGTACGCTTTTTCTACCACAGAGCCGCAAATGAGAGATGATTTTGTCACGCTGGTTTCTACCTTTGGATGGAGATGCAGCGTGGTTGAATATCCACCTCGTGTATCATCTAGTGGCATTAAAGGCAATCTGACAGTCTATTCTATCTCTTTTAATCCTACCTGCCCTATTCCCTGCGTTGTTCCTCGCAAGCAGCTAAAGGAGTTCTCCAAACCTCGTCGTGTGGCGTTTTGCGGGTTTGAGCGCATCGAGCCGAAACAAGGCAGTTGTATTCAGGTCGAGGGTGGCGTGTACTGCGCTGGAAAGCGTCTGATTCCTACCCATAACAGCACCTTGTGCATCTTTTTCATCACATGGCTGATGGGCAATCGACCTGACGTTGCATCGGTTATGAGCGGACACTCTGACAAGCTGACAAACGGTTTCTATGGCGAAGTGCTGTCTATCATCACTGACCCCGTGACCTACAACTGGGGCAAAATCTTCCCTGACGTTCAGCTTGTGGACAAAAGCGCAAAGGACGAAAGCGTTGACCTGAACCGAAAGAAGCGCTTCCCTACCTTGACTTGCCGCTCAATCGGCGGCACTCTGACTGGTGCTGTTGAAATCGGTGAGGGCGGCGTTCTGTACAGCGATGACTTGATCGAGGACTTGGAGGAAAGTCTGAACGTTGAGCGCCTGAACAACAAGTACGATGCCTACTTGAACCAGTTGAAAGACCGTAAAAAGCAGGGCGCATTGGAACTGATGGTCGGTACACGCTGGAACGTGCTTGACCCTCTGGGACGCATCCAGAACCAGTATGCAGACAACCCAAAGTACAGATTCCGTGTGATTCCTGCGGTGGACGAAAACGGACACAGCAACTTCAATTATGACTACGGTGTTGGCTTTGACGATGCCTACTATGCTGATATGAAAGCCAGCATTGACGATGCAACATGGTGGGCGAAGTACATGGGCAAGCCCTATGTGCGTGAAGGTCTGCTGTTCCCTGCCGATGAACTGCGGTATTTCAATGGCGTTCTGCCTGACGGAGATCCCGATCGCAAGCTCATGGTCATGGATATTGCATGGGGTGGTGGCGACTTCACGGCCTGTCCTATCGCCTATGTGTATGGTGATGCCGTGTTCATTCCAGACCTTGTGTTCAATAACGGCGATAAGACCGTGACCAGACCAGAAGTCGTAGGAAAAATCATCCAGCACAAAATCAACGTGGTGCGTGGAGAAGCCAACAACGGCGGTGACGAATACTGCGACGTGGTAGACAGCCAGCTCCGGCAGCAGGGTTATCACTGCTCTGTCCGCAGCCAACGTGCGCCCAGTGGCCAGAGCAAGCTGTCCAGAATCATCCAGTATGCGCCGGACATCAAACGGTTTTACTTTCTTGACGAGAAGCACCAGTCGAAAGAGTACAAGGCGTTCATGGAACAGGTGACGATGTTCACACAGCTTGGCAAAGTTCCGCACGATGATGCACCGGACAGCTTGGCACAGCTTGCCGATGAATTGTATAACGGAATCAGTAAAATTGAGCCTGTCAAGAGGCCTTTTTGATTAAAAACACAATATATTGTGTTCGCTTGGTCTATTTATTTGATTTCACCACTTGACAAGGCTTATAATGTACGCAGGAAGTTTTGCAGCTTCCCTCAAAGGAATAGCTTGCACGCGGGGTTTTGTCATTTTACTCGTGTGCGTGTCAACAAGCATATTCCTCCTTTCACCGGTGGAGGTTTTCTCACTCTTTCGCCTTCACCGGACTTTATATGTTGCGTTTCCAATTGTAAGGGGAATGCCAGCCTGCCTCCCCCACGGCTGGCAAGCAACGGTTCGATTCCGTTACGCAGCACAACCAACTACCTAGCTTTGCATGGCTTTATTCTCCAAAACCTCCATCGCTATTCCCGGCTCTCGATGCAATGGTTAGGCATGACATTGCAAAGAGCAGCGGTTAACCAATCAAGCCGGGTTTCTATGTTGCATTAGCTCAGTCAGGCTAGAGCACCCGGCTCATAACCGGACATACATTGGTTCAAATCCATTATGCAGCACCAAAATTGCAGCTTACCGTTTTACGTTTGTCCGACAACTGAATGTAAAGGCTGCAATGGTTTCTCTAGGCGGAGAATAGCACGGCTGGAAGTGCGAACAGTTTCCCAGCAGCTTCTAACAGGTCTGTGCTCAACAGCCTGTTTCCAGGAATATTAGGAAAGGAGCGCTCATGCTAGTTAGAATCTGTTGCCCTTGCATCCGGCAGAACCCTATCTATAAGAACGTCCGCTGCAACCGCTATCTTGGCGAAGTAGACGGACGATACCATTTCAAGTGCGACAGATGCAAGGGCGTTATCGAAGGAGACACAAGGGAAGGATGGGTGAAAATTATCCATCAACCGGAAAAGTAAATAGCTTTTGAAGCGCAGTTTTGGCGCAGTGAGATAGACCTTAACAGGTTTGTCTTGCTGCGCTTTTTATTTTGCCGGAAAGGAGGAACGTATGGCTGAGTATCAGATGGTCGTTGGCGGCTTTTTGAATGAACCACTAACCGGACGTAGGCCGATTGAAACGCCGGAGACGGAAATCAATCGGGCAAACGTACTGAAAGTAGTCATGGGCAAGGCAGAGCCTATTCATCTGCTGAACAAGAACGAGATTCGCTTTCTGCACAACTACTACTTGGGTAGCCAGCCCGTCCTCAACCGCACGAAAGAATACCACGCTGAAATCACCAACCGCATTGTAGAAAACCACGCAAACGAATGCGTGGGATTCTACACAGGCTACATGAGCGGTACTCCTTGCTCTTATGTGCGGTCTGAAACGGCAACTGGTGACGGTGAGGAAATCGCCCGTCTGTCCAATGCTTTGCAGTATGAGGGTAAGGATGCGCTTGATCGGCGGCTCTGGCAGTGGATGTTGGAATGCGGACAGGGATACCGCATTGTTCTCCCTGACAAGGGGTACAACGGCAACTATCCGGACGAAACGCCCTTGCTAGTGGATGTTCCCGACCCGGACATGTCGTATGTGATTTACAACTCCGGCATCGGACACAAGCCCATCGCCAACGTGCTTCATATCCCACGCAATTATCAGAACGACCTGAACGACTTGATTTGCGTGTATACGCCAAACCAGTACTTTGAAATCGACAACGGCAAGGTCACAAAGTCTGAGAATCACTCTCTCGGAATGCTGCCGATGGTCGAATACAAGCTGAACCCGGAGCGAATGGGTCTGTTTGAACCGGCTATTCCTGTGCTGGATGCCATCAACGACCTTGAAAGCAACCGTTTGGACGGCGTGGCGCAGTTCATCCAGTCCATCATGGTGTTTACCAACTGCCTTGTTGACGAGGATGCGTTGAACAAGGTGAAGGAATTGGGCGCAATGTGCCTGAAATCCACCGCTGGTCTGCCCGCTTCAGTCTCGCAGATTGCGAACGAGCTTGACCAGCAGCAGAGCCAGACCCTGCTTGATTCCATGTTGAACGTGTACCGCAGCCTAACTGCCATGCCTAGTGCCACTGGCAGCGAGAACGCAACGGCCGACAACGTGGGTGCAGTTATCGTCCGCAACGGCTGGAATCACACCGAAGCAAGGGCACAGCAGTACGAGAATATGTTCAAGTTCTCGGAACGCCAAAGCCTGTCTGTGATGCTGAAAATCTTGCGTGACACGGCTGGTTCTAAGCTGATGGCAAGTGACATCAACATCAAACTGCCACGCCGCCAGTACGATAACCAGCAGAGCAAGGTTCAGATTTTCGCACAGATGATTCAGCAACCGATTGACCCGCAGCTGGCGTTCACTACGCCCGGTCTGTTCCCTGACCCGCAGGCTGCTTATGAAATGAGCAAGCCCTTCCTGATTGCCGCTGGCAAACTGGGCGAGGATGGGAAAGCACCGAGACCGCAGGAACAGCCTGTAGACCATATTGTTGACGATAACAAAATGTTGAACGAACAGGCCGGCGAAAAGAACGGAGGGGAAAAATGAATTTTGCAAGTGCTTTGTTTTCTCTTAAACGAGGTCGTAAAATCAAGCGTCATCATTGGACTGGTTATTGGTGCTTGGGGACTAAAGATTCTAAAAAGCCTTATGTCGAAATGCACTGTTACGATGGCAAGATTGTAAATCTTGTTGATTCGGAAGATATTTTGTACACCATGGAAAATATGGCGTGTGACGATTGGGAAATCGTTGATGAATGGAAGTAAAGGCTTTCGCCTTTGCATATTCCGGCAGGGAAGCCGGGATACAAATTTCGCAGCGTTGCAGGGAAGCAACGGTAAAAAAACGCAGGAGGAAATTAACGATATGAAACTCAATGTGTTGCTTGGTGATGCCTACAAAGAGGGCATGACCGCCGATGAAATCATTTCTGCGCTTGAAAAGGTTGCAGACCCTAGCGCAGAGGTCGAGAAGCTGCGCAACGCCGTGACGAAAGCCAATGGCGAAGCTGCCGAGTACAAGAAGCAGCTCAAGGCAAAGCGTACCGATGACGAGAATGCCGCACAGGAACAGGCTGACAAGCTGGCAGAGATGCAGAAACAGATTGAAGCCCTGACTGCCGACAAGGAAAACCTCGTCAAGGAAAAGACCCTTGCATCCTATCGTGAGAAGTTCGTTGCACAGGGTTATGACGCTGAACTTGCTAACAAGGCTGCATCTGCACTGGCTGACGGTGACATGGACAAGGTGTTTAAGTTCCAGTCGGAGTTTATGACTGCCCATGACACTGCATACAAGGCTTCTTTGCTGAAAGATATGCCCACGCCTCCGGGCGCGGATGGAAGGAGCAGTTTTGACAGTGAGGGCGTGGCGTTTGCTAAGAGCCTTGCACAGCAGAACGCAAATACTTCTAAGGCATCGAGTGACGCAATGAGTGCTTTCCATTAACAAGGAGGAAAACATGAAGTTTATCCGAAACACGGTCAACGGAATCAACGATACCATCCTTGCTTCCAATGACTACACCGCCATTCCCTTTACCGTGACCGAAACTGCTGCGGTTAAGGCTGGCTATCCCATGACGCTGGCTGGCAAGAAAGCTGTTGCTGCTGGCGAGACTGGGTCTAAGACCATCAACGCTGACGGCATTCTGCTTTATGACGTTGACCCGGCAGAGAACCCCAATGCTTCCCTGCTGATTCGTGGCGTTATCGACACCAAGAAGGCAGCGGCAAGTTCCAGCTTCACATTTGACGCTGACGCAATCAAGGCACTCAAGACCGCCGTCCCCGGCATCTTCTGCCGTGACAACATCAGCGTGAACGCTTAATAGGAGGTAAAACAACATGGCACTGAATCTTAAGGAAGTCTTTGCCCCGGCTGCGATTGCCGCCTATTGGACGAATGACCCCACCAATGCGATGCCCTTTGCATCTGACGCACTGTTCCCCGCAAAGAAGAAGGCCGGTCTCGACCTGAAGTGGCTGCGCGGTCACAAGGGCGTGGGCGTGTCCCTGATGCCCAGCGCATTTGACGCAAAGGCTACGTTCCGCACCCGTGAAGGCTTCAAGTTCGATGAGACCGAGATGCCGTTCTTCCGTGAGGGCTACCATCTGGGCGAGAAAGATCGTCAGGAAATTCTGCGTGTTCTGGACAGCAACGACCCCTATGCCCGTGATGTGATGAACCGTCTGTACGATGACATCGTACAGCTTGTCACTGGCGCTCGTATCGTTCCCGAGCGCATGATCTGGCAGCTGCTGGCTCCAGCCAATGGCGTTCCTAGCATCACCATCAAGGCAAACGGCGTGAACTACACCTACAACTACGACCCGGACGGAGGCTGGAAATCCACCAACTTTAAGGATATCAGTGGTGTCGCCAAGTCTAAGTGGTCTGCTGCAACCGCCACCCCCATTGCCGACCTGAACGCTGCAAAGGATGCTGTTCTGGCAAGCGTTGGCGAGGTCGTGACTGAGGTGTACATGAACACTGCTACCTTCCGCAACATGATTGCTGCGGACGAGGTGAAGAACCGGTTTATGACCGTCACCGCAAAGGCGAATGCTGTTCTGCTGGATGCCGAAGCACGGCAGATTATCGAATCCGCAACTGGTCTGACCATCCATCTGTACGATAAGGTGTTCAAGGCAGACCAGTACAGCGCAAGCGAGAAGTATCTGCCTGATGGCATGGTGGTGGTTGCTCCGTCCGGCGCTCTGGGCAGCACTTGGTACGGCACTACTCCTGAGGAAGCCGACCTGCTGTCTGGCCAGTCTGGTGCATCCGTGTCCATCGTGAACACTGGCGTCGCCATCACCACTGAGCTGACCGTTCACCCGGTCAACGCCAACGTCTACGCTTCTGAAATCGTCCTGCCGTCCTTTGAGCGCATGGACGCCGTGTACTGCATCAAGGCTTACTAAGGCGAAAGGAGGAAAGCAGCATGGGAGACCAGTATTCCGAAGCGGCAGTCAAGCTGGGGCAGTACATCGCCCCAGCACTTGACCGTGAAATCACGGACGAGGACTACCCACTCTTCGACCTGCTGCTTGATTTTGCCAAAGACAAGATATTTGCGCAGGGCTACCCATTTGGTAACAGACCAGACGAGTTGCCCTCGCAGTATCAGTCGTTGCAGATACGCATTGCAGCGGAACTGTACAACCACATCGGCGCAAACGGACAGACGAGCTACACCAACAATGGCATTACTCGTGTGTGGGAAAGCTCTGATGTGGCGCAGTCCCTGCTGAATGAAGTGGTTCCGAGAGTAGGTGTTATTGGCTGATGTTCAATGGAAGCCCGCTGGATAAACGCCCGCTGTGGTATTCAAACCCGGTCGGCAAAAAAACGCCTCTCGTGGACGAGTGGGAAAACGAGACTGGCGAATCCGCATACGAATCGTGGAGTACCCCCGCAAAGCTGATGCTGAACGTCAGCCCCCCTACTGGTTCTGCGGAAGCAAACCCTTTTGGAGCATTCACGGATTACAGCTACGTTGTCAGTTCGTCCAGCAAAAAGCGCAACACACCGCTTTATGAAGGCACACACGTCTGGTTTCAGACGGACGTTTCAAAGCCCTTCAATTACATTGTGGTCAAGGTAGCAGAGCATATTACAGACACGAAGTATGCGCTGAAAGAGGTGGCTGCAAGTGAAAATTAAAGTGAGGTTGAGCGATGCTGGACTTCGTGATGCGGAACGTCAGATACAGGAGTACAAGACCACCCTGAACAAGAAAGCTAGAGCGTTTGCTTTTCGCCTTTCGTGGCTGGGGCTTGAAGTCGCAAAGGTGCGTTTTGCTAATGCGGAATACGCTGGCTCAAATGACGTGAAATGCCATATTAACCAAAAAGACAAGACTTGCACCATCGTTGCTGAGGGCAAGGCGGTTGCTTTTATCGAGTTTGGCACTGGCGCACATCACAACGGATATGGCGGTGAACTACCGCCCGGTGTTGGGGCGCATGGCTCCTACGGCAAAGGGCAAGGCGCAAACCGCAGGTGGTACTACTACGGAGAATCTGGCAATGCTGGTACGCCTGTCAAACAGGTGGATGGCAAAGGTCAGTTGAATTACACCGATGGCAACGAGCCAGCTATGGCTATGTGGGGGGCTGTTGAGGAAATGGCTTCTCAGGTCGAAGCAACGTGGAGGGAGGTTTGGAATAGTTGATTGATTATTTCAATTCTATCTTCACGGCTGTTGCCAAGGAACTGCGAAAGCAAGTGCCCGGTATCTTCGTCACTGGCGAAATCAATGACAGTAACGTCAAAAAGTTTCCGTGTGTGCAGATAGAGGAAAACAGTAATCTCCCGGTTCACCGGGATTCTGCCAGCCGAAGCAAGTACGCCGCTGTTTCCATTCGTGTGCGTGTATATTCCAACAAAACCAGCGGACGCATTGCAGAAGCACGTTCCATCGTTGGAATCGTGGATTCTATTCTTGAACCGCTTAACTTTTATCGCAAGTCGTTTGCCCCATTGAATGGGCTGTATAACAATTCCGTCTATCGGATTGATTGCAGCTATGGGGCAACAATCGGAGAGGACGGAATGATTTACCGAAACTAAGGAGGTAAACATTCTATGAGTACTGCTATCTCCGGTCTGAATACCACCCTGTATTGTGGCGACAGCGCAACCGCTCTGACGAAGCTGTGCGACATCAAGGATGTGCCCGACCTGATCTCTGAGCCAAACCTTCTGGATGCCACCACCCTGTCCGACCCCATGCAGGTCAACATCTTTGGCATTATCCAGAGTGACACCAAGTCCTTTACTGCCAACTACAACAAGACTGACTACAAGAAGGTCAAGGAGGCTGGCTATGATGAGACTTCCGAGAGCAACGCCGTAAAGTACTACGCCCTGAAAATGCAGGACGGCTCCGGCTTCACTTGGCAGGGTATGCATCAGGTTGGTCTGTCCGGCTTCGGTGTGGACGAGGTTGTTGAAATGACCATCAACTGCATTTTCACCAAGAAGCCCGAGTTCAGCGAGACCCTGACTGTCAATGGCGGCTAAACCGCAAAAATCGAATCAATCAAACCGGGCAGAACTGAACAACGGATTTGGTTCTGCTCCTATTTATAAAGGAGAGCATTTATTATGGCTGCTAAGGTTATTAACTTTCATTCCCCCGATGGCAAGAACACTTATGAACTGACTTTCACCCGTGACAGCGTGGAAGCTACCGAACGTGCAGGTTTTCAGATTGGCCAGTACACCCAGATGACCAATCTGCTGTCTAACTCTCGTGCCCTGTTCTACGGCGCTTTCATCGCACGGAACAAGGGCATCAAACGCAAGGTCGTGGACGAGATGTTCCAGCACATCGAGGATAAGGAAGACCTGATGGGCGTTCTGCTTGAAATGTTCATGGACGCTTCCAAGTCTCTGCTGGCAACTGACACTGAGGACAAGACTGCAAAAAACGCAACGTGGGAGATTGTGTAACTGCACAATCTCAAGAAACAGACGGAGAGGGGGAGCCATTCTCCTTCTCTAAGCTGTTCCACGATGTAGAAGCCTATTACATCTCCATTGGCATGACATACGACCAGTTCTGGCACGGTGATGTCTGGCTGGCAAAGGTCTACCGTGACGCAGAGGAACTACGGGAACGCAGAGCCAACACAGAAGCATGGAGAAATGGCTTTTACATGGCATCTGCGCTTTCCTCTACGGTTGGCAATATGTTCCGAAAGAAAGGGTCTAAGCCCATCAAGTACATGGATAGACCGATTCCCCTTACTCAAAAGGAGAAAGACGAATATGAATACCAACGCGCAGTTGAGGCGCAGGATCGAATCAAGAGAATGATGTTCTCTATGATGGAAAGTGATGGTGGTAGTGATGGCTGATGTTGATATTACGAGCTTATCCGTAGAGATTTCTGCGGAATCGCAGGGCGCAGAGCTTAATATCGACAAGCTCGCTACCGCCATTTCTAATTTGCGGACGAAAGGCAACGTCACAAAGGTTGTGAACAGCCTTGACAAGCTGGCCGGTTCCATTGCAACGCTGAAACAGGCATCCGCTGGAATGTCCGGGCTGGACAAAATCACCAGCTTTCTGAATGGGCTTTCCAATGTCAACACGACTGCAAGCACAAAGAGCATCAACACGGTCGTGAACGCAATCAAGAAGATTCCTGCTGCTGTGTCTGGCTTGAACGGCGTTGACTTTTACTCCATGTCTGGAAGCATTACTCAGCTCACTAACGCTTTGGCTCCGCTGTCTATTCTGGACGCATCGAACCTTAAAGCTCTTGGCAGCGCTTTCAATGTAATCGGAAAGGTTCCTGATCTGACCGACAAGCTGAAAGCAACAGACCTTGATTCTTTTGCAAGCTCTTGTCAGAAGATTTCTGCTGCTCTTGCTCCCCTTGCATCTCAGCTTGACAAGGTGGGCAATGCATTTGCAAAGCTCCCTCCGCAGTTGAGCAAGGTGGTTACACAGGCAAATCGTGTGACTGCTGCCAACGAAAAGCAGCGCAAGAGCTATCTCAGCCTGTCCAATCAGATGAACGGCTTTATGCGGAACATGGCAAAGCTGGTTTCGTTGAAAGCTATCGCTGAGTATCTTGGCAACGCTGTTGCGAAGTTCAATGACTTCTATGAAGCAACAGATCTGTTTCATAATGCTATGGGCAATCTGAGCGGTGAAGCCGATACGCTCATTAGCAAGATGCAGGGTTTGCTTGGCGTTGATCCGACCAAAGCAATGACCTACATGGCTACCATCCAGAGCTTGGGTACTTCGTTTGGTCTGACCAGCGACAAAGCATATATTCTGTCCAAGAATCTGACCCAGCTTGCCTATGACGAAGGTTCCTATTGGAACAAAAACGTTGCAGAGACCTTTACCGCAATGTCCTCCGCAATCTCTGGCGAGATTGAGCCTATTCGCCGTTTGGGCGTTGATCTGTCTCAGGCACGGTTGCAGCAGGAGCTTCTTGCTTTAGGCTTTAACAAACAGGTTTCTAGCCTGTCTCAGGCAGATAAGGCAGTTTTGCGTTACATTGCCATTATGAAGCAGACTGCCAACGTGCAGGGCAACCTTGCACAGACCATCCAGAGCCCTGCGAACCAGATTAAGATTCTGAAAGCGCAATTGGATATGCTGGCGAAGTCTGTTGGCTCTTTGCTCTACCCTGCCATGAAATCTATTCTTCCCCCGCTGATTGCCGCCGTTCAGCTCATTCGGGAGTTCGTTCAGTGGGTGGCAAAGCTGATGGGCGTGAAGGTCGTGTTCACCGATTTCACTAAGAGTGCTGGCAGCGTTGGCGGCATCGGTGACGCAATGGATGACACAACCGATTCGACAAAGAAAGCCGCCAAAGCTCTCAAGGACTACACGATGGGTTTTGATGAACTGAACATCATTGACCCAACACAAGGAAGCTCCGGCTCTGGCGGCGGTGCATCTGCCGGCAACATCTTGGGCGATGTAGACCTGTCCGGCTACGATATGTTCAAGCAGTACAACGAAGAGTTTGCAAAGCAGATTGATGCTATCAAGCAGAAAATCAAGGCTATGCTTCCTCTTATAGCGACTGTAGCAACCGCCCTTGCTACTTGGAAGCTCACAAATCTTATTACGGATATTGTGGATGCTATTTCCAAAATGAACGCATTGAAATCCATTGTTTTGGGTCTTGGCGTTTTTACAGTAGGTGTCGTTCTTGAAATTACAGGCATTAAAGACGCGATTGAAAATGGCGTAAATGGGAAAAATTTCGCCGAAATTGTTCTTGGTGCTTTGATTGGAACTACAGGCGCAGCCATTCTCGGTAAAGGAATTGCTCAGTTTATCGTGACCGGCTTTGGCAATACTGCTGTTGGAGCGGCCATTAAAGCGGCTGGTGGCTCTACTGCTGGCGCGATTATTGGAGCAGCAGTTGGCGGAGTAGTAACCGGCATACCTATGTTTGTAACGGGCGTTTACGATGCTGTCAAGAATGGCTTAAACACGTTAAACGGAATTTTGATTCCGCTTGGCTCGACAATGGCTGGCGCAGGCATTGGTGCAATTATCGGTTCTCTTGGTGGCCCGATTGGTACAGGCATCGGTACGCTGATTGGTTTGATTGTTGGTGGTCTGACCGATGTCGGAATTGCGATTTATCAAAACTGGGACAAAATTACAGAATCTCTCGACAAGGCAAGCGAGAGCTTAAAAAACTGGTTTGTCGGCGTTGGCGAGTGGTGGAATGAAAAGTGGCAAGGGTTCAGCGCTAATTTTCAGACTGCATGGGACAGCTTGCCCGGATTTGTTCAGCATCCAATTCAGGCGCTTAACCAAGCAAGCGCAGGCTTAAAGCAGTGGTTTGCTGGTGTTGGCGAGTGGTGGAACCAGAAGTGGGCCGGATTCAAAGAAAACTGGGACAAGGCTTGGAACAGTTTGGTTGATACAATTAAAAATCTCCCTGCAAAATTTTTGGACTATGGCAAAAACATCGTTCAGGGCTTGATTGATGGTATCAACAAAGGAATTGAGAATGCAAAGAAAACTGTTGGTGGACTTGCAAAGGCTATTCTAGATAAGTTCACGACAGATACTGGCATCCACTCTCCTTCTAAAGTCTTTGAACAGTTCGGTATCTACATCGACCAAGGCCTTGCAAACGGTATCACTGCAGCACTTCCTTACGTTGAACAGGCTATGACTAATCTGGCAAACGTTGTTCAGCAGAAGGGCAACGAGATGATTGACTATGGCACGACCACCGCAACGAATTTTGTTGATGGTTTCTTCAACGGTCTGGACAGCAAGTGGCAGGAACTTGATTCCGGCTTGCAGAATGACTTCTTCGGCACAGTACAGAATCTTTGGAATGCTGTGCAGAGCGGAGATTTGAAAACGGTCGGAACAACTGCTGCTGCTATTATTTGGCAAGCAATGGGAGAAAAAAATCGTTCCGAGGTAAAAACGTATGCAGCAGACTTGATCTCTCAACTATCTGACGTTCTAAAGAAAGCAGCCGGAACGCTATTTGATTCTGCATTGCAAATTGGCAAAAACATCTGGAAAGGCATTACCAATAATTTTGGGGATATTGTAAAAAGCGTATCTCAGCTGGGGCAAAAAATTTACAATGGATTTTCCAGCTTAAAAGTTCCACTTACAAATGCAGGCTTTTCTATCAGCAACGGATTACTTGGAGGTCTCGTTAGTAAATTCCCTGAAATTTTAACAGGCGTTGCTGGGGTAATCACATCTATTGGCGGCGCTTTTATGGGCATGCTGGAATCGATTGGTGGTGTCCTGACAAGTTTAGGAATCCCAACGGGTGTGCTGATGCTTGCTGGCGGAATTGCAATCGCCGCCGCAATTGCTGGTATTGTTGCAAGTTTAGGCGGATCCAGATCTTCAGTGAACCAAGATTATTCCAGCTATCCTGGAACAAGCGGATATGATTCCTCTACCGGGTCTACGACATCTACTGGAAGTTACTATCCAAGCTCTTCTACAAGTGGAGTAAGCGCATCCGACTTGAGGAGCGCAGTTCATGATGGCTGCTACAATGCATTTCTTGATATCTTCCAACGCTATGGCGACGAAATTACCGGTGGTAAGGAAGTCAGGCTGTTCATCGACGGAAAGCAGATTACTGCTTCGGTCGAAAAGCAGCAGGCTGACCGTGGCGTGCAAATCATGGGTACGGAAGTGTATAGCTATTAAAGAAGGGACGGTGAATTATGCAAGCTCTTGTATCAGTAAACGGCGTAGATTTGCCAGAGCCTTCCTCTTATAGCGCAACGACTTCAACCATCGTTGATTCTGGCAGAAACGTGCAAGGCAAGGTTGTTGGCTCTGTGGTTCGACACGATGTTGCAAAAGTGGCTCTCAAGTGGAATTACCTTACCGCAAAACAATGGGCTTCCGTTATCGGCCCATTCACTACAAACTTTTATTGCACGGTACGATTTTACAATCAAGCAACAGCTTCTTATTCCACACGTCAGATGTATGTTTCCGACCGAACAGCCGGAATGTGGCGAAGGGGCCCAAACACCGGAAATGTGATGGGCTGGACGGATTGTTCTTTGAGCCTGGTTGAGGTCTAAAGGTGGTGATTTTATATGTCTGTAAAGCCGTCCGATAAGTGGCTTTCACAATATAATAATACGCTTGTACCCGAAACTTTTATTCAGATTACTTATCATGCAACTGATGATGCGGCGCAAACGGACGCTATTGCAAGTTCAGGTTCGCAAACCGTGTTTAGCAACGTGGCATCCATTACTGATCTAGACATTTCCGTTTCCGAAAATTATGCGACTGCTGAAACTAATTTTTGGGTTTTAGATGGAAGCTTTGATATCGTCCCGAATTCTGAACCGTATCAAGAATGCGGCTATGTAAGCGGTGAATGCGTATCAAGCTCCAATCATCCAACCATCACATTTTCTTTTAGTAAAATCCACGAAGAAAAAATACCGGGTCTGACAATCATTTGGTCTGAAATTTTAAATGAATGGGCAAAATCATTTAAAGTTTCCGCTTACAAAGGAACCGCTCTTCTTTTGGAAAAGCAAATTGACAACAACGATTCCGCCGAAACTTCAATTGAATTTGAGATTTCCAATTATGATTTGGTTATTATTGAAATTCTTGAATGGTGTATTCCAAACCGAAGAGCTCGTATCTCGCAAGTGGAATTTGGACAACGTGTGAAATTTAGCAAAACAGATCTTCTGTCGTATTCCCATAAATCAAAGCGAGACCCAATTTCCGGTCAACTTTCCAAGGATTCAATTTCTTTTTCCGTTGATAACAGCGATCAAAAATGGAATCCTATCAACCCTGACGGTCTTTACAAGTATTTGTATGAACGCCAAGCTGTTTTTGTAAAGTATGGCATGGACTTGGACGGACAGACTGAATGGATTAACGGAGGAAAGTTTTACCTTTCTAGTTGGAGCATTCCTTCCAATGGCATTACCGCTTCCTTTGAAGCTCGCGATGCTTTGGCGTTTTTAATCGATTCACTATACACCGGAAGGAAAAGCGGAACTTTATACGAAATGTGTTATGACGCTTTGGAACTTCTTGATGTTTCCGGTATTAGCTATTACATCAATGAATCTTTGAAGGATTATACAGCTGATTTTAGTAACGGAAATTCTTCGTATAAAAACGCTGATGTGCTGCAACTTTCCGCTAACGCAGCCGGTATGGCTTTGTATCAGACAAGAAGCGGTGAGATTCGGATTGACCGGGTTCCGTACCTTCCTGAAAACAAGTCCGACATTTATGAAATCACTGAAATCAATGATTATCAGTATCCGGAAATCACTTTTTCTAATAAATTAAAAAACATCTCTTACTCTCTAAATGGAGTTTCGTCATTGTATCCGAACGGTGCTACTGGCGATGGAGTTACGCAAAGTGTAAACAATGCGCTTATCTCTTCTTCCATCGTCTCTCAGCCAAAAAATGTTCTAACTGAAAGCTATAAAGTGCTTTCTAACCGTCGAAAAGCCACCCTGTCTTATCGTGCCAGCCCACACAACGATGCTCTTGATTTTGTCAAGCTCAATCATCAGTTTGGATATTCTTCTAACTTACTGATTACGGACGTTTCTTACACGTTTAATGGCAGCTTCAAGGGTTCCGTTACCGGGTATATGATTGAAGACGTTGATTCGTTACAAATCGACTCTTCTGAGATCTACTTACATCCTTCCGACACGATCACGCTCACTGCAACGCTTACCCCCGCATCTGCCGATTCCCCTGTTATTGTTTGGAATGCATCTCCTGCTGGTATCGTTGATCTGAATGTCATCAAGAACGAACGCGGCGTATCTGTCTGCAACGTCACGTATTTACACAGCGGAAAGGCAACGATCACAGCTACAGTCGCAAGTCTTTCTGCTTCTTGCAACGCTACTACGATTGCGGAAGAGATTTCTAACCTCAAAGAAGGTGATACCGTTTATATCTCCGTCGCTGGCGTTTATACTGCTTTTCTTGTCTCAAAACATAATTACGAACCGGAATTAAATGGCAAAGGAAGAACGCTTCTTGCGCTTAAAGACGCGAAAACAGAAAACATTGCGTGGGATAGCAAAATGACAACTCCCGCAGAGTATTCGACAAGCAGTATTGATGCCTTATTAAACGGAAACATAAAAAATTCTTTTTCTGATTTTATGCAGAAAAAAATCGGCGAAACTACTTTTTATTATACCCCCGCGTTCAAAAAAGATAATTCTGACAATTACGTACCTTCTGCTGTGTCTACTCTATCTCGCAGTATATTTTTACCTTCCGCAAAAGAAATATACTACGGATTTCCTGATAACAGTAGTGATATTAACGAAATTTGGGGTTATGGATGCAACGCAGAAGGAAGTCCGCTCCCTACAGCAAAAGAACTTCTGAGAAATCCTTTTTTTACTGTCGGAAACGTTTACAGCCCGTATGAGCAGTGGACGAGAACTCCCATTACCCATCTTGAATATTGGGGCATGGGCCCTTCTGTTGGGGATATCTATTATCGTTCTATCGTTGTTTCAAAGTATTGGGACAGAGCACATCTTGGCAGTTATGATGACAAAGACGAATTATTTTTTTATGATTGTATCGGTTCTGGCAACGATGGCCGCAATTGCTATCATTACATGTTTACCGTTCCGAGCAATTTGCCTATCGGGTATCAAAACAGAGTTGAGGAAGAATAATTTATGGCTCGTTGGATTACAGACCGAACGCAATCAGATGTTGACCGTGTGAAAGAAATTACCGCAAAGGCGAGAACAGGCACGTGGACAAAAGCCGAACAATCGGAATGGCTTGCCGGAATGAAGGGCGCTTTAAGTTATACGGATTTCAACCGCATTGAATCCGGCATTCAAGAACTTGGCTCCATTGTTGGCGCATCTGTTTCTGTTCGGACTGATTGGACAGTCGATGGATATATGAAAATCTCCGATGCAACACGTTGGCTTTCTAACATCAAATCCATTCGCACTAAATGCTCTGGACCATCTGCTATTGCAGATACGCCAGAAAGCATGAATAAACTCGATTTTTCAACAATGAATCAAATCGAGCAAATTTTGTTCGACATTGAAACGCTTGCTAAAACATACGTTACGTTTTCCGGTGAATACATGACAGGAGATGGACAATATGGTTTTTGAAGACCGTGTGGCAAAATATCCGGGTCGGTGGACAATGGTAAAATCGGATGGAACATCCGAAATTGTCACTCTTATCCGAAATGACGAGCCAACAAAAGAAGGAACGCCAATCAATGCGGCTACTCTTAATGAACTTAGTACCGTTGCGGGAGCAATTAACGCAAAAGAAGAAGCCGTTTCGGCTGCATCTAGCGCAAATTCTGCCGCCACCAGCGCAGTCAAAAACGCACAGTCAGCGTCCGCAGACGCAAAGAGCGCGGAAAGCTCTGCCGCTTCTGCCAAAGCTGAAGCGGACAGGGCTGCGGCCATCGTGAGCACCGACAAGACGCTAAGCGTCGAGGGCGCTCCGGCTGACGGAAAGGCTACTGGTGATGCAGTGAAAAACATCAAGTTTCCCGTTGCCACCGCAACCACGCTGGGCGGCGTGAAGGTGGGCAGCGGTCTGACGGCCGATGCGGACGGAACACTTTCTGCGGACAGCGCTTTGGCGGCCTACCCCGTTGGCAGTATTTTTCAAACAGTTAGCACTACCAGCCCCGCCGCACTGTTTGGAGGTACATGGCAGGAGATTGCGTTTAACCGCGTGCTGATGGGTGCTGGCAGCGGCCACGCAGCGGGTACCACAGTCGAAGCCGGTTTGCCCAACATCACAGGCAGCTTAATAGAAACGGAAGCAGAGAGCTCCCCATTCCGTGGTTCAAAAGCGTCTTTGAAATCATCGGGAGCTTTAAAATTCGTAGAAATCAATACTTCTTGGGGTGGCTACAGTGGTAAGTCAGGTTCGACGTATGATGTTTACTTTGATGCTTCCCGCTCGAACTCAATCTACGGTCGCAGCTATACCGTGCAGCCTGCCGCCTACTATGTGCACATCTGGAAGCGCGTGGCATGAGAAAGGAGGTTTTGAACTATGAAGATCATTGACGAGACCGGCGCGGTCGTGGAAAACCCAGACTTGACACTGGGCTATCTGACAGCTGACGCTGAAGAAGTCATCCACCCCGCCGTAGAGGGTGTGGAGGAGCAGTGGCACTGGGAGACCGTGACCGAG